CCATAACAAAAGACACTCAAGAAACAACAAAAATGGGTGATACATTTAAAAGTTTTGTTGGTGGTTTGATTTCTGCAGAAGGTGGAGCAACAGTTTTATATAATGCTTCTGGCAACTCTGATTATCAAGCATTTATTGATGATGTTTTAGTAACAGGTGATGATGGTGATGCTTTAATTGAACTTTTCCCTGATTCTGGTGAGTCAGCAAAGAAAATAAGTGGTTCTTGTATAATTACAAATGCAGATCATTCTGCAACATTAGGTGAAATTGAGGAGATCGCAATAACATTTACAATGACAGGTACCATTACCTCTGCTGTGTAGTATATTAGGGTAATACAATTATTACTCTATGCCTGTAAAAAGAAATGTAGACCTAATTACAGAAGCTTTTGCTGATGTAATGAACAACAGAAGAAAGTTTGAATTAAAAAAGCCTGATGGCTCTCCCCTAAAAGATATATATTTTAGACCGCTTACTAGATTCGACAGATTACAAGCACAAGCATATGCTGGTACTGATGAAGGTTTAGCTGTATCAACAAGACTTCTTTGTCAACTTGCAGAGAATGAAGATGGCACAAAAGCATTTGCTTCTGCTGATGCTGAAAACCTTAAAAGATTTTTGCCTGAAACTGTTTTAAATGATATGGAATTATTTATGATGGATATTCAGTTAAATGTTGATCAAGCAAAAAACGAATAAAGAGAGATAACTGGTTAAATTTTGAGTTATTTCTCGCAACTGAATTAGGTAAAACATTACAAGAATTACGAAAAGCTATAACTGATGAAGAGTTAATATTTTGGGCAGCATATTATGAAGTTAAAAATGAAAGAGAAAAACAGGAATTAAATCGTCAAAAAGCCAAAATGAGGTAACATATAAGAAAGTTATGTTAGTTTGTGGCACAATCGACAGTTAGATTAATAGTTGATGCTCAAAGTGCTATCAGACCTTTGCAGCAAACAGACAGAATAACAAAAACACTTGCAAATAATACAAATAAATTAAAAAATAGATTAGATAAATCAAGTCGATCTTTCAGAAATAATGGAAGAGCAGCAAAATCTGCTGCTGGTGGAGTCCGCACATTTACAAGATCTATTGCTCCTCTATTAAAAGCATTAGCAGCAATAGCTGCTGCTAGATTTGTTTTCGTACAATCAGCAGAACTTGAAACGCAAAGAAAAAGTTTAGAAGTTTTAACAGGTAGTCTTTCAAAAACAAATGAAATTATTAAAGAGATACAAGACTTTGGTGCTGTTACACCATTTACAAGTAGTGAATTAATAGAACAAACTAAAAGATTAAAAGCATTCGGTTTTGAAACAGATGAATTGGTTGATACAACAAAACGATTGGCAAACGTAGCAGGTGCTACAGGTGCAGATTTACAAGGTATTGCACTTGCCTTTGGACAAATAAGAGCCAAAGGCAAACTACAAAGAGAGGAAGAACTTCAGTTATTAGAAAGAGGAGTAGATATAACTACTGAACTGAAAAAAATAACAGGTTTACAGGGAGAAGAATTTGAATCTGCAATGAGGAAAGGTAAAATTGGTGCTGATCTTGTAAATCAAGCATTAATAAATCTTACGAGTGAGGGTGGTGCATTTTTTGGAGGTGCAACAAAACAAGCAACAACTTTAAATGGTAAATTATCGACGTTAATAGATTCAGTTCAAACTCTTGCAAGAACCGTTGGTGATATTCTAGGACCAACTATAAAATTTGTTCTTGATCAAACAACTAAGGCTGTTCAAGCTATAGATAACGTTTTTAAAAGATTTCAAAATATAGGAAAGATTGGACTTGGTGGAGTTTTAGGTGCCGAAAATAAAGCCAGAAAAGATGCAATAAAACTAACTCAGCAAAAGTTTGGCAATGAAAAATTTAGAGGTGCGAGTATTTTTGCAAGCAAAGAGGAAAATAAATTTTTTAAAGAACAACTTGAAATTCTGAAAAAACAAAATATTGAAAGAGAACTTTTACGAAATAAAGAATTTGAAGCTAATGAAGAAAAGACTAATGCCTTAGTTGCTACAGCACAAAAAAATAAAGAAATAAATAATATTCTTGGTGAAACTAATACCAAAACTGATGCAATAGTAGAAAGCACAAAAGACATAAAAACTGCTTTTGAACAAATAGGAGATAGTATTGCTACAGGTGTTTCAGATGCATTAGTTGGTGCAATTTTACACGCAAAATCTCTTGGTGAAGCAGCCAAAGGAATTTTAAATGATATTGCATCACAATTATTAAGACTTGGCATTAATACAATTCTTGGGTCAGTTTTTGGAGGACCATTTGCAGAATTGCCCGGATTTGCCAACGGCGGTAGACCACCTGTTGGCAGACCATCACTTGTGGGTGAGAGAGGTCCAGAATTGTTTGTACCTTCTACTGCTGGAACAATTATTCCAAATCATTCTTTGGGTGGTGGCATAACAAATAACATTGTTGTTAATGTAGATGCATCAGGTTCTAATGTAGAAGGTAATGAAAGTCAAAGTAGAGAGCTTGGTCTTGTTCTTTCTACTGCAATACAAGCACAACTGATACAAGAAAAAAGACCCGGAGGATTACTTGCATAATGGCTACATTTCCATCATTTACACCCACCTATACAAGTTTCAATAAACAATCTAATGCTGTTAAAAGATTAGTTCGTTTTGCAGATGGTTATGAACACAGAGTTTTATTTGGTTTAGCTAGTCATCAAAGCCCTAAAACTTATAATTTAGAATTTAATGAATCAGAGGAAGATGCAGATGTTATTGAAGCATTTTTGGAAAGTAGAGAAAATGACCAAGCAAGTTTTGATTTTACACCACATGGAGAAGGCGTTTCAAAGACAGGTACTTATAGTCAATCTGGAACAACAATTACAGTAACGATTACAAAACATGGCATAGCTATTGGAAAGACTGTGACTCTTGATTTTACAAGTGGTTCTGCAACAGATGGGACATTTATTGTGGCTACTGCTGTTGACCAAAATACATTTACTGTGACTGCCTCTGCAAGTGCAACAAATAGTGGAAATGTTACAGCAACAGTTTCTGGTTCCTATAAATTTGTATGTGAAGGTTATACAAAATCAATTCCATACAATAATAGAGCAACCATAAAAGCACAATTTAGAGAGGTATTTGAGCCATGAGTAGTAGTGTTATTAGTGATATTCAATCAATTAATCCATCATCAATCATTGAATTATTTACTCTTACAACTACTGCTGCTATTCATGGCTCTGCTACAACATATAGATTTCATGCTGGTTCCAGTTTAAATGCTAATGGCGAGATTGTTTGGGCTGGTAATTCTTACCAAAGATTTCCTGTACAGGTAGAAGGCTTTGCATATCAAAAAGGCCAGATACCAAGACCAACTTTAACTGTTAGTAATGTTCTTGGAACCATTACATCAATACTTCTTACTGTAAATCAAACAACAACTGGTAATGATTTAACAGGTGCAACCCTTACCAGAATAAGAACACTTGCAAAATTTATTGATGCTGTAAACTTTGCTGGTAATGTAAATCCTTATGGAACACCAGACCCAAATGCTGAGTTTGCACAAGAGATATATTCTATTGATAGAAAGTCACAAGAAACAAGAGAGGTTGTTGCTTTTGAACTTGCTGCACCGATTGACCTTGCAGGTGTTCGTGCACCTAAAAGACAATGTACCAGAGCAGAATTTCCTAGTATTGGTCGAATAAAAATATGAGTTGGAAACAAGATGCTTTGGTTCATGCAAAAGAGCAAGACCCAAAAGAGTCTTGTGGTTTATTATTAGAAATAAAAGGAAAAGAAAAATATTTTCCCTGTAAAAATTTATCAACTTATTCACAACAATGTTTCATTATTGACCCAAATGATTATGTAAAAGCTGAAGAATCTGGAAATATTTTAGCTGTTATTCATAGCCATCCTGTAACACCACCTACTGCAAGTCAAGCAGATAAGATTAGTTGTGAAGATTCAAAATTGCCATGGCATATAGTTAATCCTAAAACAGAACAATGGGGTTATTATGAACCCAGTGGTTATAAGCCAAAATTAATTGGTAGGCCTTGGGTTTGGGGTATTACTGATTGTTGGTCATTAGTAAGAGATTGGTATAAAGAAGAAAGAAATATAATTCTGCGTGATTGGGATAGACCAACCACACCAGAACAATTTTTAAAAAATCCGTTGTTTGAAAGTTGTGCTTGGCGCACTGGTTTTAGAGAATTAAGAAAAGATGAAAAACTATTAAATGGTGATGTTCTCTTAATGAGTATTTTAAGTCCAACTCTAAACCATGTGGCAATTTTTTTAGATGGTGATGTTTTACATCATTTAGCAGATAGAATAAGCTGTAAGGAACCATATAATCAATGGTTGTTAAAATGTACTGGTAAAAGGTATCGTTATGCTTCGTAAAGTAAAACTGTATGGCGATCTTGCTAAAG